TTGAACCTACAAAGGCTGCGGAATTTATCTTTATTCCAATCAGACTTAAGAACACAGGTGAGATTGCAAGCGGAAACGTAGCTGCAGCAAGCACAGTTTAACGTATCGGAGAAACTAATGGGGGGTAGAAATACCCCTCATTTTTTATGACTGAAATTAGATAAATACTTTTATAATTAATTAGGAGCGAAACAAAATGTCAGTTTCATCATTAACAAAGTTTACAGTGCCGCTAGACGGTGATCAGAGTGCAGCAAGTCAAGGCTTGCTTATGCCAAAACTTAAATACCGCTTCCGTGCATCATTTGAGAACTTTGGTGTTAGTAGTCCTCGTACAGAAATGACCAAACAGGTTATGGATATTACACGCCCTAGTGTAACATTCGAAGAGTTTGAAGTTCCTGTTTATAACAGTAGAGTGTACTTGATCGGTAAACATAGTTGGGATTTGGTTACAATTAACCTACGTGATGACGTGAATGGTGCAGTTACTAAATTGTGTGGAGAGCAAGTGCAAAAGCAGTTTGATATGATGGAGCAGAGCAGTGCAAGTTCAGGCATTGACTACAAGTTTATCACACGCTTTGAAATTCTAGACGGTGGCAACGGTGCAAATGCACCGAGTGTACTTGAGACTTGGGAACTATACGGCTGCTTTATTCAGAACATCAACTATGGTGATCTTAACTATGCAAGTCAGGAGCCTGCAACGGTTGCAATGAGTATTAGATTTGACAATGCTGTACAATCACCATTAGGTGACGGCGTTGGTGCTGCGGTAACGAGAACACTAGGTCAAACTATTACTGGCTAATAGGAGTTATTCCAAATGGCTAGTGTAAACCCACTACTATCACCATTAGCACAAGGCGAAACAGTGCGCGACTATAAACATGCGTCGCGCACTTTTGTTGACAATAACTATGAGCTACAGCCTAGACACGGACATCTCTTTCATGTAGTATTTGAATTTACTGCAGAAGCGCAGAGTCTGTTCAACACAGTTGAAAAACTTGAAATGCCTATACTTGTAAAGAGTATAGATTTGCCTACATATACTATTGATGTGCAAACACATAATCAGTATAACAGACAAGTACAAACACATCACAAGATTAGTTACAACCCAGTAAATGTAACATTCCATGATGATGTGAAAGAACTTATTCGCAACCTGTGGCACAAGTATTATGCATTTTACAGTGCAGATCCAACTTATAGTTTAGACAGTAACAGTTATAATACACAGGACAGATACGCAAATAGAACACAGCAACAGTGGGGCATGCAGCGCGGCAACAAGCGTTTCTTTAAAAATATTAAAATCTACAGCATGCATAACCATAAGTTTGCAGAGTATACATTAATCAATCCCATTATTACTAGTTTTAATCATGACAATCATGCATATGCTAACAGTGGACTAATGCAACACAGTATGCAACTACAGTATGAAACTGTAAAATATGCAACTGGATATGTTAACGACACAGGGCCAACTGGCTTTGGTGACATACATTACGATATTGAAACTAGTGACTTGAGCAACGGCGAACAGTTTGGGCAAGCGTTCATTGATGGACAACTAGTTAATACCAATGGACAGCGTCCACAAGATTTATTTAACGGCAGTACATTAGGAACTATCGCAAGTCAAGGCATACTGTTTGGTAACTTGTCTGACTTAACTTTTGGTAGTGTGCTTAATACAGCATTAGAAAAAGTTGCAAGTAATTTGTTAACTGGACAAAAGCCTACAAGTAATATACTAGTACCATTTATCGGCAAAGCAGATCAACTAGGTAGCAATATACAACAAGGTGTATTAAATAACATAGTTAACAGCACAACTAACTACGGAACAAATGATAGTATCAGTAGTCAAGGACAAAGCATTGGCACTCCTCTGTTTACAAACACTCCGTCAAATACACAAGTATCAAATGTTGGCTATGCTAATACAATACCAAACTCAACAGGCACAGTTGGCGCACCTAATAAAATAAGTAGTGTAAGAACTTATCAAACTTCAAGTACTAGTGCAGGCACAAGACAACAGGCTGTAGATTTAGCACAAAAAAAATTGCAAGATCCTAATCTAAGTGCAGAACTACGCCAATACTACAGTGAAAAAATAAGGCTAAGTAATCTATAATGGCACAGAACACAAATCTACCAATTGTAAATCCAGCAGATAGTTTTGATCAGCGTGTTCAAGACTATTTTACTAACTACTTCACTGCTCCTATTAAGATGACTGATCAAGAGTATGAAGCAGTAAAAGCATTTTTTATTGCTCGTACTAACAATGAAGCAGCGGCGGCAGCATTAACCGCCGCAGTTGTGCAAGCAGCAAATGAACTAGATTTGTTTCTACTAGATGTTATCAAACAATTTGAACAAACTGCTGACTTAAAGAGTGCTATTCCTACATTCTTAAACATGAGCAGAAGAGGCAGCAGTTTGTTAGGATATGAAGCAAATATTACACCAAACGAGAACATAGCACGCCAAGTGAGTGCGTAATGTTTAGTCGTAACAAATACGCTAACGGAATATACACAATAGCAAACCCAGAAAAGTATAGTGGCAACAAAGAGCCTCGCTATCGTAGTGGTTGGGAACATGCATTTATGCGTTTTTGTGACAACAACCCAAGTGTAATAAGTTGGGCAAGTGAAGCAATACAAATACCTTATCGTAATCCACTTACAGGCAAAGGCACAATATATGTACCAGACTTTGTTGTAGTGTACCAGGACAAGCGTGGCAACAAACATGCTGAACTTATAGAGATCAAACCCAAAGCACAAACCATGCTTACTGAAAAGACTCGTGAAAAAGAAAAACTTGCTATTGCTATTAACCACGCAAAGTGGGAAGCAGCAGCAAAATGGGCAAAGCACAAAGGCTTGCGCTTTAGAGTTGTAACAGAAGACGATATTTTCCACAACGGCAAACGCTAGGAATAAGTATTAACATGACAAAAAAACTTGAAGAATTGTTCGATGTAGCACCTGCAGACGAACTAGATATAACAGCCGAAGAAAATTCTGCAGTTGTAGAGGCTGTAACAGCAGACGATATTCCACAACTACAAACAGCATTAACTAGTGTAGATAAAATTGATGCTGCGCTGCCTAGTGTGCGTGAACTTGACACCAGCGACAAAGAAATGGATGAGATTGCACAACTAGCACAGGATACATTCAAAGACCTAATGGACCTGGGTATGAATGTAGAAGCAAGATTTAGTGGTGAAATATTCAGCAATGCAAGCCGTATGTTGGACACAGCATTAAGTGCAAAGAGTGCTAAGATCAATAAAAAACTGCGCATGGTAGATTTACAACTTAAAAAAGCAACATTGGATGCTAGACTTGCTAAAGAAGCAAAAGCCAATGGTGAAGATACAGAAGATGGTGATGGGCAAGCAGTGGATCGTAACCAACTTCTTATGGAAATCCTCGGCAGAAATAATCAAGAAAAGTAATAAATACACACATATAATTGAGGAATACCACAATGAAAAGTTTTAAGAGTTATCTTGTAGAAAGCGAACAGACATATAAGTTTCGCATTAAAATGGCTGAGATGTGTGATGATGAACGCATGAACGCACTGGAAGCAGCATTAGAAAAGTATGATATGAAAAGTATCAGTAAGCCAAAGAAAACTCCAATCCAAGAACATCCAATGGATTTTCAGACACTGCAAAACGCAGAAGTGTTTATCATGGACACAGAACTAAGTTATCCTGTAACTGCACATCAGCTATATGAATACATTAGTCAAACAGTTGGCGTTCCTGCAAGTCATCTAGTTATTATCAACAGTGACCACCCTGAAGAGATTGCTCGTGAAGAAGCAGCAAAAGCAGAAGGTGAAGAATACGAAACACTATTGGATAGTGATTACAAAGAAGAAAAACAAGACCCAACATTTGGCGATGCGTATAATGAGAACATGCTAAAGAGTATTGAAACACGCAAATATGAGTTTGCTAAAAAGGAAGACTAATGAAGGATCTGTACCACGCTATTAATGCACTAAAAAATATTGTTAATGAAGCACCTGTAGTAGACAGAACAGGTAAGCCAGTGATGAGTAAGAGTGGTCCTGTACAGGCACCTGGTCCAGCTGGAAAAGCAGCTAATCCAGCAGCACCTAAACCTGCTCCAGCAGCACCAAGACCTGCTGCAGTAAGTCCAACACCAGGTGTAGGCAGACAAGATGGCCCAGGATTACCAAAGCCAGCAGCACCAAAAATTAATCCAGCAGTTCCAGCAGCTGGTCCAGTTAGAGCAAATCCTATTAATCCACAAGCAATGGCTGCAACTAAAGCAGCGGCAAGTGTAGTAAATGCACCTAAACCAGCACCTGCTCCTAGAGCAAAGGTAAAAGCAACTGCAGCAAACACTAAAGATTATGATAAAACAGTAGCACTACAAAAGAAACTAGGCGTGACTGCAGACGGCATCATGGGTCCACAAACTCGTGCAGCAATGGCAGCGGCGGCAGCAAAAAAGCCTGCTACTCCTGCAAGCCAAGTAACACCAACAGCAGGTGATCCAGGATCACAACAATCAGCAAGTCCAGCACCAACAGGAACAGCTCGTAAAGTAAGCACAGTTGCACCAGGCGCGGCACCTGCACAAGATGCACAGGCTGCAAGAGTTGCTAAAAGTAATGCAGCACTAGCAGGCGATGTTGAAAAAGTAAAAAAAGCAGGCAGTGGCATACTTGATAAGATTGGCGCAGGCATTAGTAGTTTGTTTAAACCTAGTGAACGTAGTGTTATTGGTAGAAAACAAGCAGCAGCACAAGCAGCACCATCTGGTGATTTTAACTTTGATGATCCAAAACAAAATGCAAACGCTGGCGGCAGACTACAAACAAGTAGATTAGCAGCACCAGCAGCAGGATCAAATGCAGCAGGTAGCAACTTTGCAACTGCAGCAGATGGATCAATTTCACGCACAGATAACCCAAGACAGCCCGGCGATGCAGCACCAACTACTAGAACTGCAGCAGCACCAACTAGCAGAATGGCACGAAATATGGCTAGACAGCGAGCGAATGTAGCAACCGCGAGACAGCAAGGTGCACAAGACTCTGCTAGTGGAAGATTAGCAAATGCTGTATTACCATCAGATGCACCAGAGCGCGGCACTGTCCCAGGACAAGGTGCAGGTGAAAGAACAGTTTCAGTTGGTGGACAACAAGTTAGAGGCGCAGAAGCAGACAGAGCAATCAATGTTGCACAAGCTGGCGCCGATAATGCTAGATTAAGAATGGGTGCAGCGAGAGCAGGCTTGAGTGTTAAAGATTATGCTGCACAACAAAACCGCCTGAATAAACAAGCAGGCGACAGAATGATGAAGACAGCCAAAGCAAGCGACGCAGGCGTATTTTAAAGGAGAAAGCAATGGATATTGCATCACTAAGAGCGAAACTAGATAATATCGCAGAAGAACTAGCACAGCTACCTGAGCAAGAATCTGTTGCGATTGAAGAAGAAACAATTGAAGAAGCACACATGATGCCTAAAACACTTAAATGTAAAGAGTGTGGCGACATGCTAGGCAATCCAACTACAGATTGCCCATGTGACAGTATGGATCCAAAAGGTGACAACTGGATCATGGTTGATGTTGACAATGATGGCGACATGGACATGGCAATGGCAAACGAAGAAGATCTTTCAGAATTTAGCCCTGCAGATATGAAAGCAGCAGATAAAGACAACAAAGCAATTCAAAAATCAGGATCAGGAATGAAAAGCACAAGTGCTGCTAAGCCACAGAACGCTGGCACATTAGCACAGCGTTTGAAAACTGAAGAAATTGAAGAAGTTGAAGAAGGCTTTGCAGTAGGTGCAAGTGTTGCTCCATCAGAAGAAGGTCCTGACCAAGCACCAGGAAAAGTTGTTGCAGTAGATGGCGATAAAGTAACTGTTAAGTTTATGGATGGTTCAACAGAAGTATTTGCACAAGATGAATTATTTGCATTGCCAGCTGGCTTAAAAGTTGGTGAAGAAGTTGCAGAAGAAGCAGTTGAAGAAGCAACTGTAGAAGTTCCTGTACAAGAACTTGCTGATCTAATGCAACTAGCAGGCTATGCAAACTATGCAGACAAGATTGAAGAGTATGCTAACGAGCCTGAAGAAGAATATCAGGATGCAGAAGATCAGTTAATTGGTCTAAGTGGTGGACTAAACGGTCCTAAGAATATGCACACTCCTGCAGCAGGCGGCGACAATCCAATGGATAAAGAAGCACTTAAAACTGTAGAAGAAAGCCTATACAAGAGTTATAAAGACTTTTTAGAAGAAGCTGACATTAAAAAAGAAGACTAAGTTCTTCTTGTAATAAACTATGTATATAGCGGTGACCTTCATCATTTGGGTGTAAGTGATCCGCTATATACTTTGACTTACTTTCTTTATTACTGCCATCAGCACCCAGTGTGTTTACCATACCTGGCACACAATCCACATGCATATAACGCAAGTTGTTTAATTTGCAAGTAGTTTCTACAATGTGACGAGGATACCAAGTGTGTAAATTTTCTATGTATTCACTGTGTTGATTTACTAGATAATCCTTACAACTATCAACTAACGCACTGCCTGATTTCTTGCCCTGCACATAGTTCATATGCTCCCAACGTTCAGCTCTGTTGTTATACCAGCTCTGTCTATTGGGATGACTCCACCCAAATATAACAAAATCTTTGGGAGTGATCACCTCATAAGTTTCGCAAAACTTTAGTGCAATATGAGGATTACTGGCACTGCTTTCGCTAAGTTGTACAAACTCAAACCCAAACTGAGATGCTACTAGTTCGCCATAACAAATAGTTGCTTCCTCACCTAGGCTTACACTACATCCGTACTGATACAGTTTCATTGTATTCTCCGTTTGGAATATAGTCTAGCCAACTAGCATGCTTTACTTGAAACGGAAAACGGCTCCTAAGAGCCGCCATGCGATAGTAATCTGGCACCTCTGGTTTCCGCCGTGGCGTCCAGAGCTCACTGCCCTTGGCAACATTACAAGTTTTACAAGCAATAACAGTGTTAGTCCAAGTAGTGCGTCCACCTTTGCTACGAGGTAATACATGGTCAATGGTTAGCTCATCAAAGCGATGCTGTATCTCACAATAGCCACACTTGAACTCATCACGCAATGCTAGATTTTGTCTGCTAAACTTTACATGATGTTTGATCTTTTGATAGTCCTTGACCATCACAGTAGCAGGTACTTGCATGCTAAATGTTGGGCTACTGATCTCCCAATCGTCATACCATTCAAGCACAGTTACTTTGTCTAAGAAAAACAACTTGACGGCACGCCGCCAATCAATTGTGCTTACGGGGAAACTACTAATAGGCTGTCCGCTAGTGTTTAGTAGGAGTGTATCGCTCATTGTCTATTATTTACCGACTATTGTTATTTCTATAAATATTTACATGAGATATGTTAATAATCATTACATATCCGTGTTCAAGGACTGTATTGCAGAAACCAGCGAACACAATGGTTATACATTGCCAGAGGATGTAGAAGCCTACTGTGCAATATTGCTAGGCAGTTTTGTTGACCGACCAGACTTTTTGCCTGCTGATAGTTTTGCTGAACGCTATCTCAGTTTAAGAAAACGGGACAGTGCTAATGCAAAAGAACTTGCAGATGTATGCTTGTTTGTTGTAGGTGTGTTTCCTAAATATGGAATGGGTAATGAATACTACACAAACATTGGCAAGTCAAGTTATGACACTGCCAGCAAACAACTACATTATAAACTATTCCAGGATCTGTGTCAACAGTTTGAAATAGTTAGCAAAGTAATAAGGCTAAGTACTACACCACAGACATTCACAAGGATTGGTTAATTGG